CCTCGCGCGCATTTTTTGGGAAAATTCAGAATAGGGGGGTGCCTTGACAGGGCCCCCTTGTTCACATCCAGATTTCCGGGCACACGCCCGCGCGGCCCAGGCCGGACGGATTATGGCACACGCAAAACTATGCGATCGGCAGCGCAAATTCTGCCAAAACCTCCTGCGCGGAATGCCTAAGCGGGTGGCCGCTGTCAAAGCGGGCTACTCCGCAAAGACGGCGGCAACGCAGGCTTCCCAAATGTTGGCGCTGCCAGCTGTGCAAGAATTCTTGCAGGCACATTACAAGCGCGAACAGTCCGAAGTGGCAATCGAGCGCGAACTAGTGCGCCGCAAACTCTTGGGATTCATCCTCTCGGACCTCAGCGCCATCTTTGACAACGACTGGACGCTGCTGCCGAAAGACCAAATTCCCAAAAAGGTCCGCGCTCTCATCGTGGCTGTCAAGAAATGGGAGAGCCAGGAGCAAGGCGCTTCGGTTTCCGTCAAGATTCAGAGCCAAATGGATGCAATCAAGGTATACCTTCGATTCTTCCCGGAGGCTGAGAAGAAGGCGGATGACCTGGAGGAAGTTGCTGAGCAGGTAGAGACCGACATCGACGCGCTCATCAAACGGCTGGAGGCGATACCGGAGGACCTGCATGGCTCTGATAGTCCCTGAGTCCGTCCTACAGCGCCTGGTAACCATCCAAGAGGCCACAGGCGAAAGCCTTGAGCAGGTCTGGGCCCGGCAGTCGAAAGCGGTTCGCCTATCTGCCTTTCCCGACCAGGCCAGAGAATATTTCTCCAGCCTCACGATTCCCCAGCGAGCAGCGCTCAAGGGGAATTTTACTTTCTGGGGCCGGCCAAGCCAACAGGTGCCAGCCGGCAACTGGTTCGTTTGGATGATTCTGGCCGGCCGTGGCTGGGGCAAATCCTGGACCGGGGCAAACTTTGTCATCCAGCGGGCCCGCAAGTTCCCTCAGAGTCGCGGTGCCCTGGTCGGAGCCACTGTCTCCGACGTGCGCGACGTGATGATCCTGGGAGACTCGGGCATTCTGGCCAACAGTCCGCCCGATTTCGTGCCCAAATACGAGCCCTCCAAGCGGCGCCTGACCTGGCCGAACGGCTCGGTGTGCATCTGCTACACCGCCGACCAACCAGACCGCCTGCGCGGCCCAAACCTCTCATGGGCCTGGTGCGATGAGCTGGCCGCCTGGCGCTATCCGCAAGAGGCTTGGGACATGCTGATGTATTGCACGCGCAAAGGCGCGCCGCAAATCATCGTGACCACCACGCCCCGGCCCATCCCGCTGGTGAAGCAACTGGCCAAGGACGCCATGGGCGATTCTAACTCCGGCGTGCTTCTGACCCGTGGCACAACGTGGGAAAACTTCTGGTTCCTCTCGGAGAGCTTCTTTAAGAAGGTCATTCTCCGAGCCAAAGGCGCCTTGGCGCGCCAAGAAATTTACGCCGACATCATCGAAAATGTTGAAGGCGCCCTGTGGCAACACAAAACACTCGATGAGCACCGCGTAAAGTCCAAGCCCGGCAACCTAGATCGCATCATGATCGGTGTGGACCCGGCTGAAAACGACGGTGACGACAACGACGCGACCGGAATCGTGGCGGTAGGCAGGGACTTCAACAAACACGGCTTTGTGCTGGATGACTGGTCCATCAAGGCCAGCCCGCAAGAGTGGGCCCGCCGCGCCTATGAGCTTTATCTAGCCCATGATGCAGACGCTATCGTGGTTGAGACCAACCGGGGCGGCAAAATGGTCGCGCATACCATTCGCTCGGTAGTGCGCGAGGGCGAGGAGCGGCCACACATTATTGAGGTAACCGCCTCCCGTGGCAAGACCACCAGGGCGGAGCCAATCGCAGCTTTATACGAAGAGGGTCGTTTCCACCATGTGGGCCGGCTTGCTCAATTGGAGGACGAAATGTGCAGCTACATTCCCGGCATTTCAAAGCGTTCTCCTGACCGTATGGATGCTATGGTATGGGCGGCGTCTCAGTTGTTCCCGATTCGCCTGGTGAATAACTGATGATTGACTTCATGCAGACCTGGTGGCCCACCGATGAGAAGCGGATTGAGGGCTACGAGCTACGCCAGGAGCTTTTCGAGTCGGATCACAAGGAGGCTTTCGAAAAAACCTCTGCCAAGATTCCTGACCACCTCAAAGACAAGCTTTACGTCATTCTCGACTATCCGAAGCTGATTTCGGTTACGTTCGCTGACCTGCTTTTCGGACAGGCACCCATCTTTTCACTGCCCGACCAACAGGACCAACTGAACAAACTGATTGCGGACAACCGGCTCAACACGTCGCTCTATGAGTCCGAGCTGAGCGCGAGCTTTCGTGGCGATGCGGTCTTCAAGCTTTCCATCGGCCCGCGCATGGCCGGCGGCCCAAACGAAGTCATCATCGAGGAAGTCCCGGCCTACGCCTACTTTGCGGAGTTGGACCCGGACAACACCCGCCGCGTCCTGTCTCAGTGCCTGGCGTGGGAGCGAAAGGTGTCCCGCCAAACCCTGACCGGAGAGAAAATCACCCGGTATCTACGGGTCGAGCACCACCTTCCGGGCAAGATTTACAACCAACTTTTCGTCATCGAGGGGCACACCAAGGTCACCAAAGAGGTGGAGCTTTCCGAGCTTTACGGCGCCAACGCCCCGGCCCGGGAAATCAACACCGGGGTGAATGTCCCGCTGCTTTTCCACATGCCTAACCTGCGGCACGGCTCTTGCTATTACGGCATGAGCGACTACACAGAGGGCCTGATTACCCTCTTTGACGAGAGCAACCAGCGAACCAGCGGCATTGCCAGCGTGCTTGACCGTCACGGCGATCCGAAGCTCATGGTGCCCGCCGGGTGCATTCGCAAGCGCGACAACACCATCAAAGTTCAGGATATGGAAGTCTTCGAAATTGAGGCTGGCGACGAGAAGCCGGAATACCTGGTTTGGGATGCCAAACTGGACAGCTACTTCAAGCAGCTCGAGCAAATCGAAGAGAAAATCTTCCAGTTTGCGGACGTTTCCCCGGCCATGTTTGGCAAGGACAAAGCCGGAAACATCGAGTCCGGTCGAGCCATGCAGATGCGATTCGCTCGCATGTTGACCCGCGCGGTCAGGAAGCAGAATTACCGCGAGCCTGTCATTTGCGACATGCTTTATACGGCCCTTATGCTGGGCGCCGCGAACGATATTGAGGGCTACACCATGCCCACCTCCAAGCCCGAAATCGTGTGGCGTAACGGCCTGCCCAAAGACGACAAGGAGCTGACCGAAGTAGCGGCTGCTGCCGTAGACGGCGGCTTCATGTCCAAGCTGACGGCCATCCGCTACACCCGCCAGGTAGGCGAACAGGAAGCTCAGGCTGAGCTGGACCGCATCGAGCAAGAGAAGCCGGCGGAGCCACCTCCGCAGCCCTTCCAGCCTGACCCATTCCAACAGAGTTCCGGGGCTGAAGTCCCGAGTTAATCCGGTGCTTGCACCGTGGAGGCCCAATGTCCGAAGAAATGCCCGTCCAGGAATTGGACGGAGCCCCCGACTCCGATGCTGGGGGGGACGATCAGGCCGGCTCAAAAGGCCAACCCGATCGGGTCCAAGCGCTCATGCGCAAGCTGCGGAAAACCGAGAAGGAGCGAGACGCCCTTAAACAGGCGGACGAGCAACGCGCCCAATCCCAACTTTCCGAACTGGACCAATTGAAGCAGCAATTGCAGAAACGTGACGCCGACTATAACGGCCTCACGGAAAAGCTGCGAATGCGCGAAATTGAGCACCGGTTCGAGCAGGCCGCCGCCAAGGCTGGCGTGATTGACGCAGACGCAGCGAGACGACTCGCAGATTTTTCCGAAGTCGATATCGACGAGAACGGGAAAGTCACGGGCATTGATGCTGTAATTGCGGACCTCAAAAAGACGCGGAAATACCTTTTCGGAGACACCTCAACGCCCGTCGGAAACCCCGGCGGCAACCCGCCCGCAGGGCCACCGTCTACCCGCGTAACCGAAGACATGCTTCGGAAAATGACTTCCGAAGAATTTGCGGAGTATCAGCGCAACAAAAGACGTTAGGCAACGGGTGATTTTTTGGAGGCATACGTGTCTATCGAAACTTCTTCCAGTCTCTCTAGTGTCGTCAAGACCGAATACAATCGGATTCTTCTCGAAAACCTTTACCCCAACTACCTGTATGGCAAATTCGGCGACCCGGGCCGCATGGTCACCCTGCCGAATGGCACCAACACTGTAGAATGGCGCCGCTGGGGCACCCTGGCCGCCGCGACCACCCCTCTTACTCAGGCGGTTACCCCGGCCGGCAGCAACCATTCGGTTACTCTGGTGACGGCAACCCCCGCCCAGTATGGCGATTACGTCCTTTACTCGGACATCCTGGACATGGCCAGCCTGGACGATTTCGTTCGCGCCACCATGGTCGCCCAGGGTTACCAGGCCGCCGAGACTCTGGACCAGGTTTCCCGTGACATCCTCGTCGCGGGCACCAACGTTCAGTATGCCGGTGCCGTCGCGGGCCGCAGCTCGGTTGCTTCGAGCAACAAGCTGAGCATCAGCGAAGTCAAGAAGGCTGTCAAAACCCTGCGTAATGCCAACGTTCCCACCATCGGCGGGAGCTACATCGGCATCATTCATGGCAACGCTGCCTATGACCTCATGGTAGACCCGGAGTTCATCCTTACCAGCCAGTATGCGGGCGGCACCGCCCTGTATAACGGCGAGCTGGGAATGTATGGCGGCGTCCGCTTCCTGGTCACCAGCAACGCGAAGGTCTTCTCCGCAGCTGGCGCCTCCAGCATTGACGTTTACGGCTCGCTGATCTTCGGTCAGCACTGGTTCGGCGGCGTCAAATACATGGATGAGACCGGCGGCCAGAAGGTCCCAACCGCTGAAGGCAACTTCATGGTTGAGATGTTCATCAAGCCCCTAGGTTCCGGCGGTTCTACCGACCCGCTCAACCAGCGCGGCTCGGTCGGCTGGAAGGTCAGCCATGCGATGAAAATCCTGAATCAATCCTGCGGTTTGCGCATCGAGCATGCCGTAAGCTAACACGAGAGGGGGCGGCCTTCGGGCCGCTCCCTTTTCCTATGGAGGAAACCAATGGCTAAACCATTCGCGGAAGAGCCCGCACCTGCACCCGCGCCCCTGTCCATGCGCGACCAACTGAAGGCCGCCTTCGCAGCCCGTGACGCTGCCGCCCAGGCCTTCGTTCCCGACCCGGCCGCCGTGGCCGCTGCAGACCTCGAGGTGCAGCGCCTGGTGCACGCCTGGAGCCCGGATGAAGAGTTTGACCCACAGGCTCAGCCGGTGCTGGCAAAGCTCACGGAGATGGCCAAGAGCCGCAACCCGCTGGCTGTGCGCCTGCTGCTGCAGGAGCGCTACGGCGTGAAGCTTCACCAGAACGCACCCAACGAGCCGCAGAAGCCCGATGAAGAAATCGGCCTGAACGGCCTGCTGTGCACCATTCCGCGCGGCCGAAAGATTCTTCTGCCCGCTTCCTACCACGAGATTCTGGAATCTTCTGAGGTAACCTAATGCCCACCGTTGTCGATACCGTAGGGAGCGCGAGCGCTAACAGTTATCTGTCGGTAGCCAACGCCACATCCCTGCTTGATGAGCGCCTTGGAATCGCTGCCTGGACTAGCGCCACGGCAGACGACAAAGCCCGGGCTGTCATCATGGCAACGCGGGAAATCGACTCCTTCCGGTATGTTGGCTACAAGATTTCGCAGGCCCAGGCTCTCGAATGGCCGAGGACTGAGCAGGTGGAAGCCAGCGACACCATTCCCGTCTACATCCAGCGTGCCTGCGCAGAGCAGGCTCTCTGGGTGCTGCAAAACGCAGACACGGGCGGACGGTCTGAGCGCCAGGCCCTGCAGGCTCAGGGTGTGACTGAGTATTCGGTGGGCAACCTGAGCGAGAAACTGAGCGGCAAGTTTACCGGGTCGAGCATCTGCCCGGAAGCCCTGCGCTACCTCCGTTCCTACATCTCCCGCACCGGTAGAATCATCGGCCCGAGAGACACCGGGCTTTATGAGAATTCCCAGGAAGCCTGGAGAACCGGGCCTTTCTCGCCGTGATTAGCGGATACCTCAACACCTCCGGGGTCACCCGGGCTCCAGTCTCCGGTAACGACGGAGACGGGCAGCCGACCTGGGGCAGTGCTGTCGCACTGAGGTGCCGGTTCGAAGCGAAGTATCGGCGGATTGCAACCGGCTCTGGGGACAGCATCATCAGCGCGGCCCGAATCTTTGTGGAGCCCGACCAGGCGGCCACCATTAACGACAAAATTGCCTACAGCGGCAAAACCTATCGAGTAATTCAGGTGGACGAAGAGATGGGCTTTAACAGCCTGTCCCACAAGGTCCTCTGGTTGGCGGGATAATGCGACCGATTGACTATGTCTCTGAGGCCATGATTGCCCTCGTCAACGCTTCCCGCGTCATGAGCGAGGCTAGCGCACCGCCCAGGCAGCCGGAAGCACAGGAAGGCCTGTCTTGGACCCTGACAGATGAGCCCAACCCGGTGCGTATCCAGCACGGGGAAGTGTGGATGGACTTGAGCTTTTCCGAAGCTGCCGCCCTGGTGGTTGGCCTGCTGGGCCTGGGGCCGGTGGCCGAATACGTGGAGGAGCAATCCCGTGGCTAGCCTGCGCGGCAACACCGAGTTTCTCAAAGCCTGCCAAAAGATTCGAGACGACGGGGTCAACGCGATCCGCGACGTGAACCGCGAGCAGGCCCGAGAGGTGCTCAACAAGGCGCTTTCCCTGGTGCCTGTGGACACCGGCAAGCTTCGCGACTCGGCCAAGATTTCGCAGACCAAGACGGGTGCAACCATTACTTTCACCGCGCCCTATGCCGCCAAGGTCGAGTTTTCAGACAAGATCCAGCGCAAGAACGGCCAGAGGTTTTTCCTTCACCAACCCATGACCGAGAGCATTGATAGCACCGGCAACAAGTGGCAGGCGGCCTTCCTAGGCGTGATTCAAGCAAATTCGCAAGGGGGCTAAATGGCTTCTCCAGTTGACTGGCTGACAGACTTTGTGGCCTACCTATCAGCGACGCACGCGGCGGGAACTTCCGGCACAAACCTTTTTCGATTCGCGCACCCTGCAGACTTCAACCCTGCAAGCCTGTGCACGGTGGTGCAACCCATCCCCGGCCAGCCCGGAAACAAAGGCCTGGGCATCGACTTCCCGAGCTTTCAGATTATCCACCGCTGCCAAACGCCACAGACGGCCTGGCGAGAGTCTCAGCGCATTTACTTCGCGCTCACAAACCGGGACCTCGGGCCGATACGGCTCGGCGCGAGTCCACCATACACGCTAATCCACAGCATCCAGGCGCTTCAGGCGCCTTTTTTATTGGGCCAGGACGATTCCCGGGCCTTTGAGTTTTCGGCCAGTTATGAACTGGACCTGGTGGCCGAGTAGGCCGGAGAGAGAGCAAAAATGTCGTTTACAACCGCATCGATGCCCATTAAAGGCCTGCGACAGATTCAAGGATCCGCGTGGGTTTCCGATGGCGTTTATGGGTCCACCTTCCTGGTGCCCTATCCCCAAAAGTTTTCCACCACGGAGAACCAGGTAGTCAAAGAACTGCCGGGCGGTGACGT